CATTAAGATCTTCCTGATTGGTGGAAGCCAAAAGTAATTCTGGTCTGACAGGGATAACACCCTTATCCTCTATTGATGCCATAGGTGCAATAAAATTGACACCATTTTGCAACATGATGACATCAGCCATCGAAGGATCAAGAGTCCCAGAGGGTTTGAACATAGCGATATCATCCAATCGGATGCACCATTTAGATGACTTATACCCTGAATAATATTTGTCCAGACAATTGCGAGTCCACATACATTCCACAGAGGGATCTTTGTTGTGAACTTTCGCATAATGACTAAACAAGATGTTCATAAACATGGTTTTTGCCACGCAAGTAGGTCCAAAGACCAACATGGCAAAGGGTGGACGCCGATCGCGCTGCGCGCGATCTTTAGATAAGAATTTTGCTTCAATAATGCGCAATTCGCGCATCATCTTCTTCACTGGCTCCTTTTCAGAAGAACCAGTAGCAAATTTCTCAATCATTTCACCTTCATCAATTGCAGATTGCAATCTTTTGGTGAAAGTGTGTTCATCCAATTCAGCAAATTTCTTGCAGTCCATACAAGCATCTCGCTCCTCATCAGAAGCGTGCTCAATTTGGCATACAAGAGTGGGTGCTGCACCCATTTTCAACGAATCTTCACAAATTCGTTGAGCTTTGTTTGCCCACTTCACATAGTTCTCACTGTTGTGAAGAAAGGGCGCGAAAGAGCCGAGCTCCACCGCTTGAACTGAGCGTTCAATAATCCAGACAGTCGTTTCAAGCATCGAAAAGACGAAGCCTTCAACTGACGAATGTCCAGCTTTTGATTGGCGACTTTCAAAATCGCTAAAACGCAAGTTCTTATAAGTGACACCCAAGGACGTCATTAGTCCGGATGCCAAAAGGTACTCAAGTAATGTCTTGAGTTTATTAACCAAGGCGCTATTTCGCACTCCTTGATAATTACTCAGGAGCTGATTAGCTCCTGTTATAACCCAACTAAACTCACCACCTTGAATAGAAGTATACTCAGGTGATTCACGAGTAAGATTGGTTAGTGCTTCCAAAATCCACTTGCCAGCATCGAATGCTGCTGTGAGAATATTCATTCTCGTAAACATTTTGAAAGCGCG